ACTATACGAAAGCGGTGAACTTGGAACTGATGTAACCACGCCATCTATATAAATATTGTAACTGGTTATACATCTTGCGGTTTCTGTCCACTGAATAGTTGCGGTTACTGTTGTGCTAGAAGAAGCTAAGGTTAAAGTAGGCGCAGCCACGATACCTGTTCCTGAATAGACAATAATGTTAGATTTTTCTGATTCAACGTTATATAATACAGCTGTAACATACACACTACTGCTGCAGCTTGATTTAAAAAAAGTATATGAATTAATTTGATAAGGAACGGTTGTAAACAACTGATCGTCTACATATAATCTATAACTTGATATTTGAAGACAAATGCTGTCAGCATTTGCCCAAGAAACAGTCACAGTCGTAGAGGTTTCAGAATCTAATGTTAAAACTGGTGCTTCGGGTGTAACCGCGCTAACAAATCCCTTGTATCCCTGGGGCCACTTGGTTCCACTGTTATTCATAAAATAACGTTGTCTAGGGAACCAAGTTTGAACCTTTGTATCCCAACATAACGTCGCAGAACCAGGCACATTTGAAGCCGAAGCAGGATTACAAATTACAGAAGATGTAGCGCCTGTTTGGATTATTTCGCCAGTGCAAGGATTCGCATATGTTCCACATACTAAATTACCTCCATCTTGTATAGAAAGGCCTGTGCAACCGTTCGGGTTTGGAACCGCATATTGGAACGGGCCGGAAATATTATTTGGCTGCCCAACAAGGTCATTTGGAAACGGGAGTGTAGTAGAATTTACTCGCAGCAAGCCGGTTGTATTTGGATTCGTATACGTTTCACTCTGCGTAGCAAATACTTTGGTTCTATTCGGTCCAAATCCTTTTGCCAATTGCGAATATTTCTGTTTTTTTGTCAGTTGTGAGCTATTTCCCTTATACTGCAGAATGTTTCCCTTTTGTAACAACTTGTCCTCGTAATTTGCCTGCGCTAAAGTAACCGTTTGTTTTGTAAGCGGTATATAAACAGACTGATAAACATTATTTGAAGCATCCGTATAAGTACATTGATTTTGGACTCTAGACCACACTCTCGGCGGACGAGGGTTATAATTATATGAATTTGACATCTTATATATAGATTATTTATTAATTTACAGTAAATAATCTATATTCCTTCGACAAAAATCTACGGAATATAATTGGCTAACACCTTCTAAATTACTCTTTACTTACATATTTCCACCAGGACCAGCTGGATTATATCCGTCGCCTGCACCATAAAAGAACCATCTTAACGATAAATAGTCAAATAATTTATCATTCATTCCATTTGAGCCGACCATCTTGGTATTTGGACCAGCGCTTGCTAGTTGCTGAATAGCCGCAGTTCCTAAAGCATAATTGTAATACCACAAATTAGAAATATATCCATCAAATCCACCATTCATTGCCACATAAACATCGCCGTAGTTTTGTTTCGGGACTCCCACCAAATTAACGCTTCGCGCAATGGTTCCATTCACGTATACATCGAGCGTTGTATTTTGGCACCTTATGATAACGTTAACCCATTTATTGAGAGGAATATCCGGTATCAACAATTCTTCATTTATCACGTGAAACGTGTTCATCATCACGACAAGTGTATTTGTGTTCGGCGCAATATATAATCCTGGCGCGTTGTTCGGTTGAATTAGCCCATTCTCGGCTAAATTACTGTTTCCCTTACTAAAAATGTGTTTATATGTTCCGGCATTTCCGGATTTATTTATACTGTCAATAAATAACCACACAGACCACGTGAACTCGATGCCATTGGTCGCATTAACAGATCGATAAATAGTAACCGCGCCGTTACTGCTTGGATCCTGCTCAAAAACAATCATTTGCGACGCATCAACCATTCCATCTATAAGATGCGGAGATTCGCTGGGCTTCAAAAAATAAGACATGACTGAAATACCGACTCTTAATAAGATAACAAAGGCGAAAATCACCAATATTAAGAATGCGAATTTGGCTATTAAACTATTAGACTCTAAAAATTCGCTGGTCCCAAAAGTTCCACTATTTGTCGAAAATGAATTAAAAGTATCATTGCTGCTCATTATATATATATTAAATAAATAAGAAAATTTAATAGTTGCGAACAATTAAATTGTTATACTACTTTGCGTATTTCCATTTTCTACTAAAGATACTTGAACTTGATAAGCACCAAACATATTTGTCCACGAAGAATATCCACGAGAGTATATATTCCAAGCCTCCTGAGGATTTATAGAGTTGGGGATGTATTGTAATTTAGATGTCCAACCATCAAACCCGCCAGTAGGTGTCACGTAAATATTCGAATTATTGTTAATGTTTGCGACACCAGGCAACAAGCAGGTTCTGACAAGTTTTCCATCAATGTAAACATCCAATGTTCTTCCATACACACTCATGGTCAAATTCACCCACTTTTGAATTGGAACATTTGACACTGAACACGTATGAACAACGGTGGTTCCTCCAGGTGTGGTTGGTTGCTGGTCAACCCCTGGGAAACACCCTAAAGAAATGGAAATGTTATTCTCAGCAGCACCCAAAACAACTGCCGGGCATGGGTCTAGGCCGCTTATACCTTCGACAGAACCGCTTCCTTGTCCGCTTGTAGCACCCATTCTGCCAAATACCACCTTAGGCTCACCATAACGATAATTCCAGTTATTCACGTAAAACCAGACGGAATACGCGAAATTACTGGCTGGCACATTACTTCCGTTTGTTGCTAAAGATGAAGCTGAAATTATAGAGGAGGTTTTACCATCCTGTATGCCTTGAAGCAGATATGGATCTGTAAAAGTATATCTTAATAACATCAAAATAAGTACAACCACGACAATTGTAATCACGATACTTAAGGGACTCATTGTATAATATAGACGTAGAAATTTTCTAATTAAATTAGGGAATTAATTGGAAAATAAATTTTTGCTTGGTGAGCGAAATACTTAAATAGCCGCCTTTATTGACGAGTTCACCTGATCAATATTTTGGGATAAGATTGTTTTATTTGAATCGTTAAGGACCGGCGGGGTTTTGTTTTTAACCATGTTGTATAAATAATATATGTTTGACGCATTTAAAGCGCGTTTAAAATAAACAACATTACATATTCCTCCGTTAATACCATTCTCCTCTCCAATCGTTAAATTATCAATTGTGTAATAGGGCACCACTCCTACACTTGATTTGACTAGATCGCCGTTTAAAAATATATCCAAAACGCCGCCGCTATAGTTAATGATTATATTATTCCATTTCTGTAGTAATACATTATCGTTTGTATAAATAACTCTGTTACCGTCTTCATCAAAATCCGTCAATTTATTATTGGTGATTTTAGATAGATCTTTCTGATTCATAACTATTTTTAGCGTATTCGTTTCGCCCTTATAAAGGACATTTGGTTTGTTTCCAAAATTCAATAGTGACGTGTATTTGCTATAAGACGGGTTCGTGTTTGGAGGAGACGCGTCTAAAAAGACCCAAAAGGAAATAGCATACTGGTATTCGAAATTATCGGTTCCATTTAGATCTTGATAGGTTCCTAATGAATACACCGAATTTGTATAAACAGGCTTATTTACGAGCTGTGTGCCGCCTTGAGTATTTATTATATTGAATACAGATGGCGTATAATAATACGCAACTAATAATGAAGACGCGGCTATTACCATTAATAATGACCCCATTGTGTTCGAGTCAGCCTTACCTGATACGATATTACCAATATTATCAAATAGACCGCTAAAAAAACACGGAATATAAAAGATAGTGTTCATTATCATTGAAAAAAACGCATTTTTGTTTGCGTTGCCGGCTGGTAAACGAACAACGACCGTTTTATATATCAACCCAAGCACTAATATAACAACCAATAAATTTAATATAAGGCTTACTATGCCAGATTTTCCTGCGAAATGTTGAACATTATAAACCACCCAAGCAATTATTAGCCCGGATATAACAATCCCGAATAAAACCAACAAGGAGCGTTTGAATATGTTCAATTTACCATTTGTTACCGAATTGTCGCCCACGTCTGAAAATACAGTGCCGCCTATTAAAATCGCCCATAAAATACAAATTAGTAGCACTATAACCATTGAGCCTCCCGCCATCTCTTTATCGTTGAAAAATCCCCCCGGATACTTTGCGATTACAATCGCAATTACTATAATAAATAGTAGAAAGCCTATGCTACTAAACGTTGAAAGCTTTGTAAAATTATCAAGGAAATTGCTTGTTTGTGATCCAGTCGGCGTAGAAACAACCTTGTCTGGCAGTGTTAATAGAACGATTAGGTATAAAAAGGCAAAAACCGCGATTATAATTGTGAGCAGTAGTGAATACCCAAAGTATTTTTGAATATACCCGCCCGGGTCAGCATTATAATAAATAATAAAGGTGGTGATCAGACAGAACATCAATATCATTGTTTTAATCCGTTCATAATTTACGTTAAACTTTTCAACATAGTTACCTGCGGCCCCCAAATAGATCATGAGCGCGCTGCCAATGATAGTAATCGGGGCTATAATATGGGCATATTTGTTAATGGTTTCGCCTGGTGTTATCATGAAAAATAATATTAATCCGATTGTATAAATAACAACATAGGTCACATTGCTAATTTGTTCAAATAAGTTCTTAACCTCTTTAAGGTTTGGTAATAGTGCTATACATATTCCTACTACTAGTAGAACAAAGACTAATACCACGAGTGTATCAGCAACCGCTTCTTGCGTTGATTTACTAGGTCTACCTTTAAAGGGATTTGGGATCTTATTCATAAAACAAATTAAAACAACAATCAACAAAACTATAAATGCTATGAGAGCATATAATATCGATGGAGTTTTTAATGCTGGTAAAACATTTGTATTTGATGATGTGGTAGGTTCCATGATATGTTATTATATTATTATAAGACAATAATATAAAAATAATAATCTAAACTGGCTGGCCCTCCTTGAAAAATTATCTTCTGCTTGTTCGCGTTTTATTGGAGGCAACTTCAGTATTTACATATTTTCATCTGCGGTTTTTCTACCATGACAGTTGCGGCATAACGCAATTAGGTTTTGAACATCATTTCCGCCGCCATATTCTAAGCGGACTTTGTGGTCAATTTCGAAGGTATGATCTAGTTGCGATTTACAGTTGCCGCATTTCCAGTTTTGATTCGACGCAACGTATTTCTTTTTTGTTTCGCTGACAGAGCGCTTTGTGCCATTTTTACCCGAGCTGGTTATTCTTCTCTCCCCGCAAAACCCAGGTGAACTAATTCCATTAAACGATTCCATAAACCCTGCTTCGTCTGTCTCATTTTTTGATGTAAAATCAATTATAGGGCTCAACATGTCCAATGAAGACTTGTCGATGGGCATAAGTTTAACAACATTGTTCGCGTATAACAACATATTTCTTCCTTGAGAAGGGTTGCGTTTAAGCATTAAATATATACCTACACCAAGTAGAACATAAAAAATCATTCGGTAATATTTTTTGAACGACATCAGCATTTTTGTATATTTTCCATCCATATATGCGTTATATACAAAAAATGCTGTCAATCCTAATACAAATATTTCTAATCTCATTATATATAATAAAATAATAATAAAATTATAACAGTAATATTATAAATAAATAATAAATAATAAATAAAATATATATAAATACTATATACGATGAATCTATTGTTTTTTGTAGGAATGTTGACATTTTTGTCATCTGTTTCATCGTTTAAAGGTCTGCGCGGCACCGATTATACAAGTGATGCGCTAAATGATCAGATAACCAGCTTACCTGGGCTTACTACTAAATTGGAATTCAATCAATTCAGCGGCTATTTAAACTTACCAGGCACTAAAAAACAAATAC